TTCTGCTTCTCTTCTTCCGTTTCGGGGGGATCTTCCCCGGATGGCTCTGCTGCTACTGCATCAGAGGTTTCGCCCGTAGGCTCTTGAGCCTCTTCAACCGCTGGCTCTACTTCGGTCGACACGCTAGTGTCTTCAGCTATTGCTGCATCAGTCATGAGTTTCGTCTCCACGGATTTGACCCCACAAACGAAAAAACCGCCCGGAGGCGGTTCTTACAGGGCTGTGGGTATGCCCTAGTAACAGTGAGTCGGCACTGTTAAACCGAAATTAGGTTTCTTGTTCTTCTCTTGGAACGATCACCGAGCCAGTGGTTAAAACACCGGCCAAGCCGAACAATGGGGCGTTGCCCTTAATAAACTCCTCCAAGGCCTGCTTCTTGCTGACCTTGTTGCGCTCTGCGGTCCTTGCGACCACGTCGTCAAAAACTTCTAAGAATGGCCTTGCGTCTGCCACGCCAGTGTCTGCCCCCATCCATACAGACGCCTGGAATTGAGCGGGAGACATATTCATCTTGTCGGCAATCTCCGACTGGAACTCTTCTAGGTATTTGTACTGTGTCTTCGATGGCGATTGCTTGAACTTGGGGTCGCCTACAACCGCAGAAAAGTTGTGAGTGTCGATGGTCATAGGCTTGAAGTTGCCCTTCAAGTTCTCAGCAAAGCTGGAGACCTTCGGCCTGTTGAGCGCCTCGAACGAGCCGCCATCTTTCAAGTCTTGCAGCATGTAGTCTTGGGTTTTGTGAGCCAAGTGCCCGTAGCCTTGAGGGAGGTCTGTGTTTTCCAGACCGGCGAACTGCTTACCCTGCTGCTCAAGGTTTCTGAGGTATGAAGCCCTACGAATGTTTGAGTCAACCCGTGACCTGGGGCTTGTAGCCGCAACAAAGTCAACGTAGCGGTCAAAGTCAGCCGCGCCCTGCTCTGGCCCGAGCACGTTCTCAAACTCCCGCTTCAGCGGCTCAAGGTTGTACCACCCCCGGCCACCGGATTGCTCGCCGCGCTTCGCGTACTCCGTCAGCCTGCTCGCCGCTTCTTTTGTAAGCAGCGGGTCTAGGTTGGCAGGACGCCCCTTCTTCGGCTCGTATCTTTCCATTGCCTGCTGCTCGCGGATGCTTGGCATCTCGTCAAGATTTGACAGGTCCATGTCTCCGCTGCCCAACTTTGAGGCTTTTCTGCCGGGGACTACAGCTATCGCGCCCACTATGCTTGCGCCGATTGCGCTGCCGACCTCGTCTCCGAATTTTTGCTGTAGGGAGGGTATGACAGTGTCCTCAAAATACGCCACAGCCTGGTCGACACCCAGCTCCTCGGAGAGTCTTGTGAACGCGTCAGAGAGCGCCTTGAGGCCTTCCTGTCCTGCCTTTGACCTCGGGTTGTAGGTGAGTCGATCTTGCACCCTGCCGACCGTGTCGGCGTCTCCAGTGAGCAGTGCGGCGATTCCAGAGACTGGCTCTGCCGCCGTTGCCGTTGCCATCGTTGCCGCAGGCTCAAGCACCCTGGCAATTGTGTTTGAGGCTTCAGGCGAACCTAAAACGCTTTGGATGTAGCGCGGTGATGCAGGCATGGGTTTTACATTCCGCCGCTGTGAGGTGTAAAGGTCTGTAGTCCCGTATTGGGATCAACCACGATGCGGTACATGCGGCCATCTCTACCGCGAACAGGCTGGGCTTGTCCTGGCTGTGCCGTTGGCTGAGGGGGCTGCATTGCGCCCATCTGCGGCATACGGGGCATACCGCCCATCTGAGGCTGCATTCCCATGCGTGGCTTAGGTGCTGCCATCTTCTGCGGTACGGCAGCGCCGACAGGGTTAGCCTGGGGTCGTTGAGCGGGAGCGCGTCCCATCAACATCTGTGCTATTTGGTTGTTCACTTGTCGTAGCTTCCTCTTCGCTTTGTTTTTCTTTTGTTGTTACTGGCCGCTCTCTTAGCCGCCGCCTTCCCCTTCTTGGTGTAGGGGTACTTCTTACCGTTGACCATTGGCATGGTTCACTTCCTTTTTGAGCGGGTTTTCTTCGCAGACTTTTTCAAAGCCTTGGCGGTTGGTGCGCCCTTGCTTCCTGGCTTCCGCATTTTTTCGCCAGAACCAGCCTTGATGCGCTTTCTTTTTGCGTGGATGTTGTCCCACAGACCTTTTCTTCTCACCATTTCACCTTATTAGCCCACCAACCCGCGCTCATGCGACCTCGTCTGATAGAGGCTGCGTGTCTTTTCTTCCATGCCTCACGGCGTTTCCGGCTTGCCTCGCTCTCGCCCTTTCGCTTTGGGCTTCCTTTCACGCCTTGCTGACCAAATCTGATCAGCTTCGTCTTATTGCCATCCTTGGCGACTACGGCGTGAGACTTTGTCTTGTGACCAGGCGTCCTCACGGCTTGGTTGAAGCGTGATGCGCCGATCCTAGATAAGCGTGGGTCTTTGGGCATTTGCCAGTCCTAGTGTTTGACGGAGCCTCTGCTGCGCGATCTGCTGGGCTTGCATGTCCTGCTGTGCCTGAGCCAGCTCCATCTGCTCAACCTGCGCCTTGATGGTGTTCAGCATGGTCTTGCTTTCTTTCTCTTTGGCAGCGGCTTGCTCGTTGGCGATCTCGGCCTGCTTCATGGCCATTTCCATCTGCATGGCCTGCTGCTTCATCTGCTGCTCCATCTGCTGGGCCTGCGTGATCTGCTGCTTCTCGTCGTCATTAGGCTCAATGATCCCGGCCTTGATGCCCTGCTTTCTGACTCTGTCGACCAGCTCATCTGCGCCGACAAGATCAAGCGCCTTGAAGTAAATGTCAGCGCCGAGCTGCGCCATCTGCGGGTTCTGCCCGAACAACGTGCCTAGCTGCTCTGCTGTCTCTGTGCGCCGTGTTGAGAAGCTGGGGCCGGTGGTGACCTTGATGTCGTAGTGACCGCGATTGAGGTCGTTGATGATGACCGTCTCGCCGGTCTGGAGGTCCATCACTGGCTTGTTGACCTGTTTGACCTCTTCAGCGTCGTCAGGCCCGAGGATGCGAATCTGTCGCTCTGTGTCGTAAATCTTGGGGATCATGTCGATCATGATCTCGCCGGTGTAGGTAATGCTTGAGACCAGCTCGTCAATGAACTCGAAGTTGGCGATGTTGCCCTGTAGCTGGCGCTCTCGAATGGCGCGGCCAGAGGTTTCGTTTGACCTTGCGCCCAGGCTTGCGTCGTAGATGCCGGTCGTTGCCTTGATGTCGTCCGATGCGATCTGCGACTCAGTCAGCAGTGCAGGCGATGGCGTGGCAGGCTGCTCCCTGAATGGCTTCTGGCCGTTGTCGAAGTTAAACAGCAAGACAGGGTCGTTGGACGTCATCAGGTTGCGATAACGCTCCTCGTGGCCCTTGATCATTGCAGGGGTTGCCATCAGAGGCTGCTTGGGTTGCAGCGCGGTCACCTCAATCTGGGTGCTCCGCGAGTAGTTGTACATCCTCTGGGCGTCCTTGGCCTTACGGACAATACCCCTTGAGTAGAACGATCCGTCGATGTTCGTCGTCTTCCCGAACAGTGGAATAAGCGGGATGTATCTGCCGACGCACTCGTACTCTTCGAGGACTTCCAGTCCGGTGATCTTGTACCGCTCCAGCTTCCTGCCTTCGACGACTCGCTCTCGCCCGACTGTGATGCCCTTGAAGTTGAGTTCGTCAATGATGGGCTCGATGTCTTCATAGTCGACCACCTCGCCGGTTGACAGTTGAACAAGGCGTCTCTCTTCGGGGACGATGCGGTAGTAGTCAGCGACTCGGATGCTGTCCTCGCCAACCCACGAGCGCAGGTTGCCAGTGCTGGAGAAGTCATCGCCTAGACCAGACTTGGCTTTTGGATACAGGCGCTCGAACTCGTCCCGTTCCATGTCCTCGAACATAAACCCAAAGCGGGCGTCCTTAAGGTCTTGCACTTGGATGATGGGGTCAATCAGCACCGAGAAGGGGTTCTTGATCTCCCTGATGATGACCTCTTGGTCCATCGAGGTGTCGTCGATGTAATCGTGGTCGATCATCCAGCAGCCCCAGCCGCCCTTGACTGCGAACTTGAACGCTGTCTTGTACGCCCGGTTGCCTCGCTGCTCGATCTGCCTGATCAGTCCCTCAAAGATCTCAGCGGTGTCGCTGTCGCCCTCTTCTGCGCCTCTTACCTTGACGCCTGGGAGCATTTGCAACTGCTGGCCGACTACTTGGTCAACCGCGCTCGATACCTTGTCAAAGGTCAAACAGGGGCGATTGACGCGGGCCATCTTCGCGGACGAATCCCATTGGCCGTCTTCTTCGTCGACAAAGGCAACGTCGTCAAGCGCAGCCTGGTACACGTCTTCCCACGCATCAGCGGCGATGTCGAAGCGATCAAGCGCCTCGTCGATAATCGCCTGCCTTTGTTTTTTAGATTTGTTTACCATTCTGAGCTGAAGTCCAAGTCAATTGATTCGATCTCTTCCTCATAACCTTGGGCGAACATCCGAAACGCGTCGGAGCCGTTCGATGCCCAGTTATGTAGGGGAGACTGTCTGAAAGTGTCGTAGCGCTCGTCCCACACATACTGATAGTTTGCGAGGGCGTTGAGGCCTATCTCGCAGTTCTCTGCGTGGAAGAAGCACTTGCTGAAAACGTCGCGCACCATTGCGATGCCGTTCTCTACCGAGTCGATCCGAGGAATAGTAACGCTTGGCGTTACCCCTAAGCCTTCTAAGATCTCGCGGCGCGATCTGTTGTTTGACCCCAGCACCTTGTGCTCTGCGTCGTGCGGCAGGTAGTGAGTGCCGTACACGTAGTCTTTGTCCCGCAGGATGTTGGCGTAGTGGTCCAGGTCAACCAGCCGGTGCTCGTAGTAGTCGATGAACCGGTACGCATGTCCGATGTGCTGCATGAACCAGATCGCAGTCGTGTCGTTCCTGCCCAAGTCCCAGAAGGTGTGAACAGGCGCAGACTCAACCGGCAGCCAGTCAATCCTTCCCTCGTCTCTGGCCTTCTTGAGCTGCTTGGCGTAGATCGCACCGTCAGCGAACTGCTTCAGCTCGCCCTCGTAAACGTGGAGATATTCCTCGTAATCGTATTCCTTAAGGTGCTCCATCTCGTCTTTCAACTCTCGGGTCACCCAAGGGTTGTCACGCCAGCTCACTTTCTTGACGACGCTATTCGGGGGCTCGTTCATAACAAACCTCTGAAAGACCGGGTCGCTCTTGAGCGCTGGGTTGAATGATGCCCATATCTCGCTGCCCTCCTTCCTAATCGACGGGATCAGCGTTCGCCAAGAGTTCTCTGAAACCACGTTGGCCTCTTCAATCCACACGTAGTCAATGGCCTCAATCGACTTGATGTTGTCGACGTTCTGCCAAAGGCCAGCAAAGATGATCTGAGTGCCGTTGCGCCCTCTGATCTCGTTCTGCTGTATCTGATAGAAGTTGTGCAGGCCAAGCGCCTTGATTCTGTCTACCAGTAGAGAGTGAACAGAGTCTCTGATCGATCTCTGGATCTCCCTAGCACACAGAATGCGTTTAGGCTTTGTCCCTGCCCCGAGAAGCAGTAACGCCGTAGCAAACGCCCAAGACTTACCCGAACCGCGACCGCCCCAGTAGATCTTGTATCTCGATGGCGGCAGCAGCTCCTTGAAGGCCTTAGGTAGCGATATGCTATTCCCAGGTGATTTCGTAGGCTGCGATTGCGATTGGGGCATCTTCGTCGCCGGTGTGCTCTACCGACTTGAGGTCTGGCAGGTACTTGCCGATCAGCTTCAGCTTGGTGTCGATTGCTACCTTGTATCTCGCAAGGTCATTAGCATCGAGGTCGCGTTGCAGATCTTTGATTTCTTCAAGCATTTCAACAACATGCTCAACATGCTTCTGGTTGGATAGCTGCTCTCGGAGCGCCTCTTGGCGAATCGCTCTATTCTTGTTCGCTGCTGTCGTTCCCATCGTCTTCACCGTCGAGTTTTGCTTTGAGTTGCTCGACCTCTCGCGTTAGTTCATTGACCTTGTTCATTGCGCCAGCAAGCCTGCCAGCGATGATCGTATTTTCTGTTTGTGCTTGATTGCGTTGGCTCTGACAAAAGTCATACGCCGCGACCAGTTCTTCAACTGTCAGCCCTTGGTTTTCCTCACTCATCTCCCTCTCCTTATTGGGTTGATCGATACTCTGGATCTTGAACAATGATCTCCAGATATTGGGTCTCCGTTTTGCCGTCAGCGTAGGTGGCCTTGACCTTTGCAAGCCCTTGGCCGCTGAATTCCGACGAAACGTAGAAGGTTGCCACCCCACTGCTCACTGAGGGGGTGGTGATTGTTAAACCGCGTGGTCCTTTGCTTGTTGCTGCCACCGAACTAACTGTCGTGCCGCGATCAGACGCAGAAAGGCTGAAGTCCACAACGTATGGGATGTCTGACTCAATTGCCTGCGTGAAACGCTGGGGCTCATAGTCACGCCTTCTCGGGTTGACTAAAACTCTTCGCATAATTAGGTCCAGTGGTGGTGATAAAACCCCCGTAAAAGGGGGAAAGAGACGCGAGGAACGTGAAGGAGGGGTTACGCCTCTTTTTTAGCTCTTCTTATAAGCAAACAGCTTATCTACTCCAAAAACGGCAAACGTAACGGTGATGAAGCCGCCCACGTACCACTCGGGGAGTTTTTCAAGGTAATCGAAGCCCATCGCCGCATACTCTTGCAGCCCTGGGATGAAACTAAGGATAAATGGGGCCGACCAAATGATGATCAGGAACTCGTCCGAGTATCCCGGTATACCGTTGGTCAGCCGTTGTACTTTTAGCTCTGCTTTTGCCGCAGAAACCTTTTGTCTATTTTCTAAAAAACCGCTTACAAGCGGCCCAGCGACTTTGAAGAGAGCGCCGAGCATTAATAGGTCCAGATAAGTGATCGACGGTCGGGATCGACATCGATGTGAACAAATCTGCCCGAACCTTTCTGGTGGATTCCCACGCCGCCGATATCCATATCAAGCGCCACCGCAGCCACCTCTCGAGCCTGTCGATGCGATACAGCAAGGTCTGCCGCCACGCCTCGGCAGTGCGTACCAGTACCCGGCTTGCTCTTTGAGCGTTCAACAGGGTGGTTAGCGCACCGAAAACCGCTTGAAACAGTGAGCGAATACCCAACCTCGTCACGAATAGCCTGACAGACGTCAATGATCTCATCGCTGATCTCATTGCGACCGCAACCGCACTTACAAGCGAATTCATCTTTAGAGAAGTTTTTCCAAGGCATAAAAAAAGCGCCCGCAGGCGCTTGAGATATAGTTGTGGCATTGTGGGAGAAACTACCAAATTCTGGGCGACCTTTCAAGCATTATTTGTCGCCAATTACTTACGGGGGGTAAACGCGTAATGTGCGACGTTAAAACCCTCGCCCGTTTTAGTGTCACTTTTTCTGTCGCAGATTACCTGCTGGGGGTAATTGCGTGATATCCCGCTTACTCCTGCCAAACCAAAGCGCTCAATCCCTTATCCGGCGGGCCTTCCCGCAGATTATGGATAGGTAGTGGTCTTGGTGTTGGTTCTGGTAAAGGTAAAGGTAAAGGTAAAGGGTCTATCAGCAGGTCGGAACTTGCTCAAATTACTAGAGCATTAAAACGCTGCTCTTTTGAGGAAAAGGGGTAGACCCTTTGGGTAGGTACAGGGGGGGGTAGGTTAAACCTCAGTAAGTAGCCAAAACGGGTACTTTTGAGCGTTTAAAATCGATGTTTGAGTATGACTTAGAAGCCCCTCTCCTCGAGCATGAGCACCACCATGTCGAAGGCGGCAGACTTAACCTGCTTTGCTTTGGTCTCTGACCAGTTCAGTTCTTTGGCGACTGCCTTGATGGTTCCTCGTAGGTAGTATTCTTTCAGCGCGTGAAAGTAATCAGAGTGGACCTTCTTGATAGCGAACATGATCTCGTCCATCAGGGTTGCCTTGAACTCTGGGATGCGAGTAGTTGGCGAGCGCCTAGTTTCCTTTGCGGCGATGCGGTTCTTCAATGAACGGGTACGGCCACCAATAGCCAAAGCGAAGTCACCGTCAAGCAAATTAACCGACGAGAAATCACCCGCCCTTTCTGTGGCGTATTCTCTTGCCCACTGTTCGAGCATCTCGTCTGCTTTCTTGCGTAGGTCATCACTCACCATCATCAAGGGCTCGATCAATGTGGCACTGGATCTGCTCATTGCTTATCTCCTTCGGTTGGGTTTCCCGTTCTATCAAAATCTCGATGTAGTGGATCGCCTTTCGCAGCGCGTCAATGTCTGGGGTTTTCTTCGCAGTTTTCCAGCGACTGAGGTACTTGATCGCGTTCGCCTCGCACCAACCCAGATTATTGGCGAGTATGTATTGCGTTGGACCGATGCGGAGATTCCTGTAATGGTCGCCGCCCACTTGCCTCTCAAACTGACTCATACCTCCTCCTCGGGGACTACGGTGACTCTCTGCACCTCGCCCCTTTTGTTGTGGTAAGTAATTGCCCTGGCCGCTCTCCAGCTAACCCACCCTCCACGAGCCGCGTATGCGTCCCTCGCGGCGAGAGTCGGATGCCGCTCCACGATGGCCCCACCCGCCTCTGCCATATCTTGCTCTGCGTGGTGGTAGTGACCGGTGTGGATGTAGGTGTATTTGCTCGCGCCCCACATCTCTCGATAGCGAGGTTCTGATGCGAACAACGCTGGGAGATCTTTGTTTTTCTTTTTGTGGCCGTGGTGAAAGCCCAGCATGATGTCGCCATGTTTGTGCGCGTAGTACGGGAATGAGGTGTCGTCGACCTCAACCCTGTCGTTATTGGCGAACACGGTCTTAAGTGTCTTGCGTAGGAACACACTGGAGGTGATGTCGTGATTACCCTCGCAGATGATCACCTTGACCTTCAGGTGTTTTTTCAGCAGTTGATTGACTGATGACATTGCCAGCTTGATTGACAGCTCTACCAGCTTCTCCAGGCGCGTGTCAGCGTCTAGCAAGTGACCGCTGGTCGGTGTTACCGCCTCAAGAGAATCAAAGTGCTGCCAGTCGCCTTGCAGGTTGAAGATCGCAGTTTGAGATGACGGGCTTGACTCCATCATCTGAGTCAAAGCTGTCCACAACGTTTTCTCGGCAATCTTGACGTCCCAGTCTGCGCCGGTTTCTTTTGCCTGCGCGAGCGCCCCAAGGTGGTAGTCGGTAAACGTGTAGAGCGTTAGTAAATCAAGGTCGTTGTGCTTTGGCGGCTTGACGACCGGTAAGGGTTTCAAGCCAGTGGTCAGTTCTTCAACAACTTGAGCAAAGACCTCAATCTTGTCCTCAACCTCGGGCTGGCTCTTAACCCATTGGAGCCTGACCTTGCCTTCTTCGTCGTAAAGCGTGGAAGCGCCCTTGAGAACTTGGTTAGCGCCAACCGGGTGAGTTAGGTCGGCATCCTCGTCCCAACCTTTGCGGCTGGCGTTGCGCTTGATGCGTTGCAAGGTGCGTTGAACGGACCGTAGGCTAATGTCTAACTCGTCAGCAATGTCTTGTCGCGCTTTGCCTTCGTCGGCTTTTTCAGCCACAAGTTTCTGTGTGGGCGTCGTCGCAAAATCACTCAGCTTCATGGTCCACCGCCATTTCAAGAATGCTGAGTCGAACGGCCTCGGAGAAAAGGTGACCAGCGAGACCGCTGACGTCATCCAATTCACCGGCTGCGAGTGTGCCCAAGACATACCCGTCTCCGTCTATCTGCTCAAACGCGCAAACAAAGCCTGCGAGTTGATTTTTGTCAGCCAAGTCCAGCAGGATCTTCAGACCCTTCTTGGCATCCCGCGCCCACTTCTGGTGAGGTGTCACTTCGCCCATGTAGATACTCCGTTATCCACTTGATGGCCCTGCCTTTCCTCACGTCATCTGAGGTGAAGAAGACAGGCGTGTAACCCTCCAGCACCAGCAACTGCATTTTCTCGCAGTCCCGCTGGTAGCCCTTCCCGCTTGTGTGACCGCCTCTGCTGCCCTTCCAAATCCCTCCTTGAACCTCAATAGCCAGCTCATCGATCACAAAGTCCCACTTAAACTTTCGCTGCGGGATGATTCGCTTCTCCCGCTCAAACTCTATTTTTTTCTCCTTTAGGTGCTGCGCGAGCAACTCCTCTACTTCTGATTTACGCAACCTTGATCAATCCCTCATCGATCATGATCTCCCAGGTGCGAAATAGGCCCCGCATCTGACACATCAAGATTTCGTTTTTGTCGATCAGGGTCTTGGCTCTTCCGTCAATGATGTCGTGACAGATACTGCATCCGTAGACCGCGAAAAAGTCTGGCGACTTGATACCCATACCCTTCGCTGGGCTGTTGAGGTGGCAAAGCACCACCGTCTCCCGGTTCTCCTGACAGTAGGGGAAAATTTGCAGGCAGCATGGCTTGCCCTTCGCCGATTTACGCAGCTTGCTCACGTTCTACCTGCATGATCATTTCGCCTATCACCTGCACGACCTGTGGCACTACTGCGTTTCCGAGCTGCTTAAGTCTGTGTGTCCGATTGGGAACCCCATCAGCCACTCGACCCACGGAGGGTTCAACGAGCCACTGACTCCGTCTTGTTGTTGCGCTACAGCGCAAAGGTAGCCCTTGTCGAGCATGTGCGAATGACTCTTGCTGCCTATTGGACCTACCCCTTTGTGTTCGCTCGCCCGTGGAGTGGGCCACATCTTGACTTGATCTTGCAGTCGTATCTGGATTTTGTGACCGCTCGGTCTTTTCGTCTTTCCCTCCAACAACGCCTTTGGTGTGCCGCCTTGATCTGCGTTGGGAGTTCGCCACCACCCGCTGTTCATTGACGGGGCCATCTGATTGGCTTTCGCCGTTGGTGTGTGCAACAGTCCAGACTCGGTCTCGTCTATGTGGAGCGTCAACGGCACAAGCTGGAATAACAAACGACCTTGTGGAGTAGTTAGCGGCTTCCAAGTCAGCGAGCACTTGGTCGAGGCCCATCGTGATGTGCCCAGCAACATTCTCTCCAATGACCCAAGCGGGCCTGAGCTCTTGGACAAGCCTAAACATTTCAGGCCAGAGGTGACGGTCGTCTTCTGCGCCACGCCGTTCACCAGCGAAGCTGAAAGGCTGGCATGGGTATCCCCCGCAAATAAGTCTGATGTCATTGACGCCTTGCTCATCTAACAACTCCTTGTTCAGCGTTCTTACATCCTCAAAAATCGGCGTTGTCGGCCAGTTCTTTCTGAGCACTTGCCTCGCCCTATCGTCAAACTCGCAAAAGGCTGCGGTCTGCATCCCTGCCGCTTCCAATCCCAGAGAAAACCCGCCGATACCGCTGAACAGGTCCAGCACTTTCACTAGGCTGCTCCACGACGTGCCGCTGTCTGTTGTGCGATGTCCGAAAACTCAACGCCCCACTCCGCGCCGAGCATGTAAAGCCTGTCGATCAGTTCGATTTCCTCCTTCTTCGTCAGCTTGCTCTCGGGCTTTGGGACCAAGCCGGGAATCACGTAGCCGGTCTTGTGTGCCTTCGCCTTGTATCGCTTCTTGAGGGTCTCCTCGATTGAATGCGGCCAGTACGGGAACACGCCCTCGCTGTTGCGCTTCAAGATGTTCTCTTTCATCTCCAGCTCACCCACACCCACGTAGATCGCAATCTCTCTGATCAGGATGTGTAGCAGGCTCTGCTGGCCGGGGGTGCGGCGGTCTTCCTTTCGGACTAGGTCCAGCTTCCCGTCCTCAAACCGGTCGAAGAACTTGGTGATGTGGGTAAACATCGCCGCCTTGTCTTTTCTAGCGTAGACCGTCACGCGACATTCCTCTGGGTGTTGTATTCAGCGATCAACTGCGCGAGCTTGCGGTTCAGCGTCCCGTAAGCGCCGGTCTTCGACAGCTCGTTCAGCTTGATGGTGATGCCGCCGCTCTCTGGGTCGGGCATCTCGCAGCGCATGTCTTCCTTGATCGCAACCTTCTTGACCTTGTCGATCAATGGCTGGAGCGGGAACGGGCTCTTGGTGTTGTTCATTGGGCCTGCCATCCAGCCGAGGACTTGGTGTTCCAGCATCCGCTCTGCGTTGTCTGCAATCCGGTCTGCAACGTACTTGTCAATCAACATCGCCGATTCCCCCCATCAGTTCTCTCAGTTCTGCGCTAATTGCCTCCTTCGCCCTAGCCTTCCTAGGATCAATCTCAACCACGTTCTCCGAGCGAGCGCCCCGCATGTCCTGCTCTTTGGCGTACCAGTTCCTTGCCGCTGCCTTCCAGTCACGCATCTTGGTGTTGCCACGCATCCACCCGACCGACTCGAAGTAGTTGTGAAACGCCGCGCCGATCTTCTGGTCCCTGCAACCCTTTTCAGACAGATAAGAATTCACTTCGGCGAGCGTGGGGGCTGTAAAGCCCCTCCTCTTGTTACCTTGTTTACTTGTTATATTGTTTAGTTGTAGGTCGTCTGTTGGGTCGTCTGTTCGGCCGCTGTTGGGTCGTCTGTTCGGCTTCTGTTGGGTCGTTTGTTGGGTCGCCTCAGAATCTAAATCCTGATATTTGCTGTAATTACAGATAGTTATGACCGTAGTCTGTTGGGTCGTTTGCAGGGTCACCATCTGTTCCTCTTCGAGCACTTTTAGGAACCGTTTTACCTTTTTTGGTGACCACCCCCAGCGCCCTGCCATCGTGAGCTGCGACCAGCCGAGCTGCCCACGTTCGAGTGAGATCTTGATCCCACGCACAAAAAAGAAGTTGGGCTTGTAGTTTGCGTTCAGCAAAATGTCGATCCATGCCTGCCCCTTGGTGAAGGGCTCAAACTTGGATGACCAGATGGGATTGTCGAGGATGGCCCTGTCTAGCCTTATCCAGCCGCTCACGCCTGCTTCCTCAGTATTTCTTTGATTTGATAAACCCTAAGAGGTGGAACCTTGTTTCCCCACTGATACACCGCGGAAACGTGTAGGCCTAAAATCCTTGCTATTTCCTTCCGTGTTCCGAATATTTCTAGCAGTTCATCAACGGTCACCCTCTGTCCTCCTCATTTTCAGATTGCTATAAAATTCGCATATTATTGTAATTTATAGACCAAAACAAACCTTTATTCCAGTTTATTGTAATTTTATTTCACAACCTGACCCTGTAGCCACTTTTACAGATACCTGTATAGTTGATTCATGGACATGGGTACGCGTATCCGCGCTAGACGAAAGCAGTTGAGCTGGAAGCAGAAAGATTTGGCAGACGCTTCTGACTCCACTGTTTCTGCGATCAGCCAGTATGAGCTGGGCACTGCTATGCCGTCAGCAAACAGGCTCGCGCTCATCGCCAAAAGTTTGGGCGTTTCCCTAGACTGGCTTATATCTGGATCAGATAATTTCCAAAATGACGCTACTCGTACCGCTGACAAGGTTGTAAAAGTTCCCCTCATCTCTGATACTCAAGCAGGTGGATGGAGGGAAATAATGGATAATTTTCAGCCAGGACAGGCTGACGTTTGGATTGAAACAACCGAAAGAGTCAGTAAAAATTCCTTCGCTTTGAGGGTTTCTGGCAACTCAATGCAGGACGCGAACAACCCCAGATCTATACCAGACGGGGCTATCGTGATCGTTGACCCAAATGTAGAGCCACAATCCGGAGACATCGTAGTGGCACGTTTAAACGGCTCCTCAACCGTCAAAAAATATGTGGTTGATGGTGGCAACTATTACCTAAACCCACTGAACCCTGACTATCGACCCATCCTCATGGAGCCGCCAATGGAAATTGTTGGCGTGTGCAAGTCAGCAAAGATCCAGCTCTAAAAAAATTTATTTAGCGATTCGCAAATAATTGTATTTTTGACTTGTATATTCCAGTTTGCTGTAATACGATATTCCAATATTCTGGAATGGAGTTGACCATGCAAGCATCCGATTACACCCGTTACGACGCCGACTGGGATTCGTGGTACGGCGAATCCATCCCCCTCGTTTTCAAGATAACCATCGAGGAAGCCCTGCAAGAAGGCGACCTTCACAGCGAAATGATCGCCGACGTTCTTTTCTATCTCAGAAAAGCAAACGCTCACGAGCCGCTCATATCTGCCTTCCAGCGGATTCAAAACAACTTCGACGAAAACCTTGCTCTCGAAGCGGAGGACAACGGCTTATGAAAGATTCAATCAAGTATTTGAAGGACGACGTCGCCGACATCATGCGCCGCCATTACGACCGCATCGAAGACGTTCACGCCGAAACGAGGCGAGAGCTGGAATCCCTAATCAACAAGGCCTACTTCGATGGATATGAAGAAGGCGTCGACAAGATGTGCGACCGCGCATCTTCAGTAATCAAAGGAGAAGCAGCATGAGCAATCAAAAAAACCGCGTTCTTAGCCATCTCCAAGATGGGAAGTTTTTAAATCAGTTAGTAGCCACTAACGAGTATGGGATCTTGCGACTACCCGCTCGTATTTGCGAGCTGCGCCAAGAAGGTCACTTCATCAAGACGATCATGCGCGACGTTCGCAACCGATTCGGGGAGAAGACCCGAGTCGCAGCCTATGTCTTGGAGCAAGGCAAGTGATCTTGTTTCGAGGGAAGTTTTACCTGTTTTCAGAACTGGAGGAGATTTATGAAAACGCCACTACTGTACGCGATTGAGCGCACTAAGAGCCTTGATTCGTCTGACAAGATGAACTTCAAGGGCAAGCAATACACCCAGGTAGCCACGCGAGTTGAGATGCTACGCGATGCTTACGGGGAAAACTGTCAGATCTTAACCAGCATCGTTGAGTGCAATGAGCGTTTTGTGCTGATGAAGGCTGAGATCTGCATCCTAAAAGATGGCAACTGGGAGGTCATCGCCAACGGTCACGCCGAAGAGTATCGGCAAGATCGCGGCGTCAACTCAAACTCTGCTTTAGAAAACTGCGAGACGTCAGCCATTGGCCGCGCACTAGCAGCCTGCGGTATCCACGGCGGCGAGTTCGCCAGCTCGTTTGAGGTCGACAACGCCAGCAACGGCAAGCCTGAGGCTCTCAAAGTCATTGAGCAGAACAATCAAGCTGAGTATCAAGCGCTGTGCGACGAGCACTCTGAGTCAATCGTTGCAATCAAGGCAGGCATCGCGAATGAAGATCTGTCTGCCGCTGCTGAGGCTTGGTTTGAGTTAGACGACAACGCAAAGGCTGGGTTGTGGAAAGCGCCATCAAAGGGCGGCTGCTTCACAACAATTGAGCGAGACGTCATTAAGTCAAAAGATTTTAGAGAAGCGCACCACGGTGCAGGAGAAGCAGCATGACCGACTTTGTAGATGGCTTAATAGCCAAGAAGCCAAGCGACAACGCGCCAGACTTTATTAAGGCGAACGTGTCGATCAAACGCAGGGAACTAATTGACTGGCTCGATGGTCGCTCAGATGACTGGGTCAACGTCCAGATCAAAGAAAGCAAGGGCGGCAAATGGTACGCCCAAGTCGACGACTGGAAGCCTGCTGAAAGCCAAAGATCGCCTGCTAGTTCACCTAAGACGGATGACTTCGATGATGACATCCCCTTTTGATCGACAGGATGACAAAGACTACAAGGCCAATGAGGAGCTGAAGCAGCGCCTGATGGACAGTAAAGTCGTCGAAGAACTCTTCACGATCAGCGATGCCTCTAGAGTTCTCAAGGTCAATCACTCAGTCGCCCAAGGCGTGGTCAAGCGAATGGCTGCTGACGGGCTGCTGGAGGTCGTGCGTAGTCGCAACAACAGAACAGTCAACAAGTACAGGCGGGCTGGGTTAGCCGCCTACTGGCTATCAATACCGTGGAGGGCTAATGCTGACTAAGAAGGGGCTCATCGAAGCCACTGGCTACACAGACGGTCAGATCAAACACAGACGAGAGCGTCACTGGAGGGAAGGTCGTCACTACATCGTAGACCCAGCCGGGGCTATTGTGTATGACCTGGAGGAGATACAGCGATGGCAACAGGCGTCACCGAGAGGAACGGCAAGTGCTTTATCAGATGGTACGCAAGGGGAAAACGTGTTGGCAGGTCGCTGGACATCCCTTACACAAGAGAGGGGATCGCAAGAGCTTCTCGAATAAGAAAGGCGATCATTGAGCAAGGTGAAGACGAAACGTCACCGCCTACCTTTGGTGAGCTTGCACAGCAGCGACTCAACACCGCTAGGATGTCTCCGCAGTACCGGAAGAACGCCAAGTTTCTGTTGAACAGATACGCGGTTCAGTTCTTCAGGTGGCCGGTCGCTGAGATCAAATACGCTGACCTCATGCCGCTGACCAACCTCAACCTCAAACCAGGCTACATCAAGGGCATACTCGCCCAGATATCAGCCACGCTGGAGATTGCGATCAAGTCGGGGTGGCGAACAGACAACCCCGCAAAAATGCTCGCAAGGGAGGTCAAGAAGGGCCGGGTGGACATTGACCCGTTCACCGCCGAGGAGCGCGACAGATTGCTTGAGGAGCTGACCGGATCGCGGCGCTTGTTCTACACCATCCGCTTCTTCACTGGCATGCGACCCAGCGAGGTCATCGCTCTTACGTGGGACGACTACCGGGACGGTGAGTTCAAGGTAACCAAGGCCTACGTAGCGGGCGAACTGAGGCCCACAAAGACGTCTGTAGAGCGCTCAGTCCCTGTCCATGAAAGGATCAAGGCCGAGCTTAAAAACGTCGTCAGGGGCATCAGAAACCGCCACATCGTACTGAACTCGAATGGCGACCACTTCACTACGCCGCAGGAGTTATCGAGGTCGTTCAACCAGGCAAGAAAGAATTTGGGGATACGCTACCGAAGCCCGTACAACGTGCGCCACACCACCGCGTCGATGATGCTGTCTGCTGGCATGAAGCCGGGATACTGTGCCAGAATTCTTGGTCACAGCACCCAGATGTTTTTCTCAACCTACGCCCGCTGGATCGACAACGACGAGAATATAAAGCAGGCCGAAATGCTGATGAAAATCGAGTAATGGGTACTAAATGGGCACTAGATTTTTTGAAAGAGCAATAAGTTTAACAAGATCAACTGCTTACGAACCTGCCACATAATTACACAGGAATAATTCACCTACCGCCACGCCACGCTGTGACACCTGCCGGTTTTTGCAAGTGCTTGATTTCATTGAACACGCTTGTTTTGGCATGTCATAGCGGGGTATACCGATATGCCCAATGGGTACTAAATGGGTACTAGATGCTCCGCAGGTTTTTGGCATGGTTGAAGCGCGACCCCGTGTTCGTCTTACGCGATCACGAGCTTGAAGACCCGTGGAAGGTAGAGGTCAGAGATGCGCTCAATGCGAGAGATAGCGAGCGTGTTAAGGAGTTGCTTGCCCTTGCTGACGAGAAGCAGCTCGCTGAACGGCGGGCTCAAGTCCACTGACGGGGTTGAGCAATCTGGTGTCCCTTCTTCTGGCAGCATACGAGTCTGCAACATCTTTGATATAGTCACCCAGGAGAGGAAACTTTGTGATGAGTGGAGATCTCATCAGTGCCGTTACCGCGAAGCTAGATGGCCCCCTGCCAGATCGGACAAGATTATCTGGCGTTCTAATTTGACCAATTTTTATCACATCGCTTATTAGCTTTTGTTCTTCAGGAGTAAATAACTCGCTGTAGATTCCCCTCTGTTTAAGTTTCGCAATCGCGTTACCGAGCTTCGCAGCGTTAAATTCAGGCTCTCCTCCTATTAGCGTCCCTTTGTTGAGAGATTTATCAAGCAAGTCTCTAAGCATAAACGACTTCAAATTGTTGAACGCCCTAGTTCCTTGTTCGCCGCCGTTTTCAGATAACAAGAAGTCTTTAACTTGTTTGAAGCTGGCCTTGTCTGCCGACAAAAGTCTGTCGACAATTTTGTCTTCGGGAATCTTGTTCTCAATGATGTTGCGAAGTAGCTCTCTTCTCGCAGTGTCGCGTTTATCTCTCCGATCTCGACCAATCACGTTTTCGAACTTGGCTTTTTCTCTTCGAGCATCAGCGAAAATGTCAGAGCCCACGGCTCTCTCTACATCGCTATCTATCTTGTTCTTCAGAGAATTTATAAAGGCTCTTTGCTGACCGCCCTCTGGCCCAACTTTTGCGGCTCTGTATTCAGCGTTTAAAAGCTGCCTAATTTCCTCTGCCTCGTCCACAGTCAGTCGTTTGTTGGTGATGACCATCTTTCCTTGATCGTTTTCTCTGATGATCCCTTGCTCTTCTAAAATGTTTTCGGCTCTTGAAACTAACCCTCCGAGAGAGGCATCAGACTTCTTCTGAGAAATCACTGTTTGCGCTAAATCGCCAGCAATGACGACTCGACCGTCAGCTCTGCCTTGCACCCTAGCAGCATCATAAGCGGCGTTTACGGCATTGTCTGACTTACTAGTAAAGTCATCAATCGACTCAAATATCCTTGAGCCAATGACGTCTCTAGTCAAAGCGGATTCACCGACATTTTCATCAAGACGATCAGCCTCATTTTCAATGACTCGTCGCATACCTCTTTCTTGCTCTGCAACTGCGTCTACAACTGGCCCCTCCTCTTTCAATGCCTCTCGCAACTCGCGCTGATCTGAAACGCTGCGAGTAATGTCGGCTCGTGTCGGCTCAATACCGCGTGACTTGAACAGGTTGTAACGCTCTGCCTCTTCTGGGCTTAACAAGCCTTTGACTTGGTTTTCAATCTCCGATTGCGATATGACACGCATTGCGTCTGGCGTGAGCGTGCCCTCTGGCGTGAATACTTGAACCTCTGGCCGCTCTCTTGATACTAGGTTTTTAATCTGCGCCCTAGCTATGTTGGTCATCACTGGTGCTGCCGTCTTTGCACCTTGAATGCCGCTGCGAATCGCGGCTGACTCTGCTGCCAGAAGTGGTACGACGGGCAACGCCTCTGCTACTTGACCAATGGTTTCGACGTATTCCTGACCGGCCTCTGTTCTAGGCTGATAGGTTACTTGTCCAGCTCGTCGCATCGCCGTTTCTTGTGCTTCTCGTGCGCCTTGTGGCGTCCCGAATTTGCCTTCTGCTATCGATTTCCCGATGCCCTCAACTGTGCCTGCGATCATTGCTGGAGCGCCTGCAAGGGCTCCTGTGACCGTCGTGAGGGCGGCTTCTCCTGCTCCCGTTAAACGATCACCCATCGTCCGGTCTTCTTTCTGTACCGGCTGTGCAGTCTTACCTTGTGGCGCGTCAAAGTCTGGAACCTCAAAAAACTCTGGCTGCTCTTGCTTGGGTTGTGAAGACGACGTCAAAGAGGCAATTAGTCTTTCTGCCTCTTCCTGAGTAGGCGGTCGGTCACCAGTTATCTTGTATTTCTTGCCAGTTTTTTGATCAGTAATTCGATAATTTGGCATTTAATCTATCTCTTCAATAGTGAACCTAGAGCCATCGTTTTTAGAAAGACGTTGCGCCTCTGCTTCGAGCTGTTCCTGCTGAGTGATGTAGTTTTCTAGCAGCCTTATGTTTGTTGACTCGTCTTTGCCAACACCAAACAGCGCTTTTTTCGCGCCAGCAACGTCGGCATCCGTAGGCCTTACCTCGCCTGCGGCTTTCAACAACTGCCTTGCAGCCTGCTCTGCAAACGCATCAAGCTGCTCATTGAATTTGCTCTGGGCGGTAAATTTTCCTGGGGCCATTTCTAAGAGCGATTGAGTTTGACCGCTGTTTGCTGGACCACTCAAACCGAAGGACTCATAGTCTTCTTTGTTGCCCTTGAACGCGCCCAAGAACCGTTTGGCTTCGGTTAAAGATGTTCCTCTCAATCCGGCCCCAGATGACAACTCTCCCGCTCGCTTAACGTCAGCTTTGATCTGTTCTTTTTCTGCAAAAGTTGGTTCTGCTCCAGCTCGTCTCTTAGCGACTTCAGCCTTTGTTGTCAGTTGACGCATTCTTGCAGGCGATGTTTGCGGGTTAGTGAACTCCAACTGCTCTGCATCGCTTAGGTATGTCGCCAGCTCATAGTCTGGTTTTGCCGTTCCCATGGGGTTGTACCCAACAACCTTATTCATACCAACAACTCGACCGCTCGCGTCTAATTCTGGCTGGGCGTATGTCCCGTCTTGTAAAAGTATTGGGTCACCGAATTTCTTGTCCTTGGATCTCGGGTTGTATCCAGGCATTTTTTGGAACCGAACAAACTTGCCCTCCCTGTCATAGACCGGCTGACCATAAGAACCATCTTGCAGTTGAATTGGTTTATCAAACTTCTCGTTACCAAAGTTAGCCATCTCCATCGCTGTCTTAGTGTTAGCGAGTTGGTTCCTGCGGTTTAGTATTTGCTGATTCTGATTGCTCAACATCTCAGCCAACACGTTTCTTTGACGCGCTTGCTCCATCTGCTGGCGCTGCCTCGGCGTGTAGTCGTATACATCTTTTGGCGCATTTCTTAACGCTAAATAATCTTGAATGCTTGGCATGATTAAACCCCGAACAAGTCTTGAAATAGGTTGCGATAGTAGTTGGCTTGACTGGCTCCCTCTGCCGCATTGAATGCGCCTAAGTCACCCAGTATCCCGCCATAGGCATCTGCAAAGTTTTGATTCACTCCGCTCATACCTTGCGCTGCTCCGAATGCGCCAGAAGTTAGCTGCGAGAGTTTGTCAAAGTCGTAGGCATCTCTGGCTCTAGCTTCAGCGCCTAGCTGCGCGTTGATGTTTGCAATCTCACCAGCTCTTGCGGATGCAATGCCTGCCGCTCGATCTTGCAGGTCAGTCAACGTGCCGCCAGTGTTGAGCCGACCTCGCGCAGCCGCGCTGTTCTCGATTGCCCGACGTGCCTCGTCTTGCAAAAATCGCAAGCCGGGATCTTCATCATCAAACGGGTCAAGTCCAATCCCGGTGTAATCAACGTCTGCCTTGGCAGCGGTAAGATACTCTGGCAGCAGTGTTCCAGTTTCTAGTAGCTGGCCAGTCTCATCATCAAATACTGCGCCCTCTGTACCTGCTTCATAAAATGGTCGATATAAGTTGAGAGTGTTTCCGTAGATGTCTTTCTGGAAGTCCAGCTCTGCCGCTGCTGCCTCTCCATACTTGTCAGCCGCATAATTTCTTGCTGCCTGATCTGCTAAGACTGTTGCAAGTTCTGTAGCGTTTTGACCACCGAAAATGTCGCCAACGAAGTCAAAGGCGCTCTCGAAGGCATCGCCGAAGAAGTTGCCGATGTCCTCGAACATATTGCCAAAGTCAGTGGTAACCGATACGTCTCCGGTAGATAGATCTCCAACCGAGCCGCCTGCGCCACCAGCACCTCCCGCACCGCCCTGGCCTCCTTGCGCTGCGCCAGACTCAATGACCGCGCTTCCTCCAGTAACGTCACCGACTGAGCCTCCGGTCACGTCGCCGACTGAGCCGCCGGTAACATCTCCAACACTCGCCGCGACATCACCTACACTTGCCGCAACATCACCGACCGAGCCGCCTGCGGTGTCGCCAAAAACTATGTCAGTAATAACGTCCGTCAACACATCCCCGACCGAGCCGCCTGCGCCACCGGTTGCTGTGGCAGTACCGCCAGCGCCACCCTCGGCTGTAACGTCTCCAGTGGTGACATCAACGTCTGAACTCGCATCAACGTCGGTGGTTTGAGACTGGTCACCGGTAGTCACATCAACATCAGTGGCTTGAGTCTGAGTTTGGTCGCCAGTTGTAACGTCAACGTCAGTTGTCTGATCGCCTGTCGTAGCGCTGATGTCGCCAATCTCAACTAAGTCTTCAAGGACGTTGGTTAGCACCTGGGCTTGCTCTTGAGAAACAGAGCCCCCGCCGCCACCGAGAAGCGTTGAAATAAAGTTAATCGCTTGATCTAGCAGATTGCCCTCGTCAGACGTCTGGCCCTGAGTGCTGTCACCTGGCCTAGCGTCAGTGTCTAAAATGCCGCCGTAGATGAAGTCGTCCCAACTTTCAAAGGTCGTATTTGGGTTGTCGTAAGTACCGCCAGCGATGTCGACGTCTCCAGGCTGCGCTGGTTCTAGCCTGGGCGCGTTTGACCCAGGAACTGGGTACGCTCGATACACGATATTGCCGATTCTTATGAGGCTGAATTCTTCCATAGTCGTTCCGGTTGTTGTGTCGTCTGTCCCGCCTGCTGGCAGGTTGGTGATGTCTACTTCAAGAGTTGTTTCGCCGCCGTACCTAATGTCGTCTGGCTCGTCTCTGTAGTCAGGCAAGAGCTGACCAGTCTGCGGGTCGGGGACATACCGCACACCCTCGTAGGTAATTGATATGAGCCTCCCGTCCTTGCCAAAGACCGCATCGCCGCCCGATGTGATTTCTTTCTGACTTGGGCCTTGCGGCTGGTTGTTGTTCAGCCACTCTTGTCCTGCGGGCGTTATCTGGCCGTTTAGGATTGCTACCGCCTCATCCACGACAGCCTGATAATTAGGCGAGCCGTAGGTTGGTGTTTCGTCTAACCCGAGGTGCTGAGAGGCTTGCCCGAGAGCCCAGTCGTACAAGGCGACACCTACTTGTAACCTCGACGCTCCTGTTAGATCTGCTATTAAGCCAGTGAGCTGCCCAGGATATTGATTATTAAGAGCGCCTAGATATTCACCCAAGTTTTCCGAGTTTATTGATCCAGCTTCAAGGCCAAGTAGTTCTTCAACGCTCGCATTGACCTCGTCCTCCCCGCCACCAAATTGATACACAAGAAATGGGTCTATTGAGAAGTTGCTGATTGCTGAACGGTTTAGCCAAGTCCCGAAAACATCGAAGGAAGCTGCGCCCTGAATCGACAATTGTTGAATTTTGTCTAACAGGCTAGGCACGACATTTCCTTATGGGTTGTTGTCCAATGTTCAGCTTCATGAGGCTCTTGTCCGGTAATTCAAAGGTTTCCAGTGTTGAGTCGCTCCCCTTTAGGAGCCTCGCAAAAATGCGGAGACACCTGCTGATGCTCTGATCCGCAGTCGCCTCAAATTCTTTTACTTGCTTGTGTTGCAGCCAGTGAAAGTACGTGACGCAGTTCCGAATAAAGTTTTGTCCGGTGTCTGCGTTAAAGACTTGGCCGTTTGCCCTGCCGTTCACTAGGTTGTAAATGAACAGCGTGTTGCCAATCTGAAACATATCGTCGGCCTCGTTGATCACGTCAACGCCAGCGGCTAGCACCGTGTCCGGGTCACCACCCAGGCCTATGTTTTCAGCGACAACCAGTAGCACGTCAGTCAAGGGCAGTGTTTGCGCCCTGCTGTCGACTACCCTCAAATGACGACCCACTCTCCTGCGGCATCGAGGAAGATGCACCGAAGGACGTCGTATTGAGATGCAATGGATTTAGAAGCGGCCCCGTCTATCGTCTCAGAGCCCGCTGTGTCGACTGTCACCGCACCGCTGCCCATTCGCTTGACCGTCACCTGCTGCCCGTCAGAGGGGCTCTGGTGAAGGCTGACAGTGATGCTGGAGGATGAGTCAACGTCGACCACCTCAAAGCCTGCGCTGCCCGTTGTTGTGTAGGCTGCGGTTTGCTTGGAGTAGAAGGGTTTGATCAGTTTGTGGTGGTCTATGACTACCTGGCGCAGAGGCTCAACGTCGACCGGCATTGTGATGACGTTGGGGTCTCTGATTCTTCTGGTTGTCATTTTTCGTTTGCTATTGATTGATTCCAGATATCGAACAGTGTCTCTATCTTTTCTTCTTGTGTCGCAGTCTGAGCGCCGAGCTGAGTCATCTCTAACTGTATCCTTCTCAGATCAACCCGAACCTCTTTAAACTCCTCAGTTTTTTCTCTGAGTGCAGCTATGTTGGCGTCCTGTGTTTGGTCCGTAGGCAGGGCGCCCCTGAGTCCGAGAGGCCAGTCCCGAGTGAAGGATTGATTCTCTTTGATAAGCATGTCCTGCATCGCCTGGGTATGCTCCAGGGAAGTAATCCTCCCATCCAGAGTGACGAAAGCTGTGGTCAGGGTGAACACGGCAAACACGATAGATACGACAGCTTTTAGACTTATCTCAAGGTGGGTGTTTTCATCAATCGGAGCCATCTTTGTCCACCCATCCTTGAACGGTGTCAGACTCCCATATCCTTAAACTCAGCCACACAATCGTGAGCAGTGCCGTGAGGTCCGGGAGCCATCCTGCCAATGTCGCAATCCCCCCTGATACAGCAACTCCGTCCACTATTGTTTTGGCTTCCTCTTGCATGATTACTTCTTAGCGTGTCCGATGTTAACCGCAAGTAGGTCAACAAACTGCTTCATCTTGGCTACAATCTTGTCGTCCTTGTCCGTAGGCGTCATTGCGCTAACTACTGATGCAAGAGTTACTGTAGCTGTCAACCAGTTAAATACTTCCCATACGATTTCCATTACCAAGGCACTCCATTAGCCTGCGTTGGGTTCTTCTGGTCGTTGATGTTTGCGGCAAGCGATGCCTCGATAGCGTCTTTGTCCACACCATCAGCCCAGCACCATCCAAGCGCCTGAGCCTCAGTGATGTCGTCATAAGGCGTGAAGTCGGGGCTTGATGCGTCATAAGTGAAACCGCAAGTGCCGTAGCTTGATGCGCTATAGGTTACAGCGTCATCGCCTTCGCCTACGGTTTCAGAATCGGTTGCTCTCCAGTGCGCTACGATGACACCACCGTCAGATAGCTCGCGTTCAAGCGTTGAGATTGTCCATGTGGTTGCCATTAGTTAGCTCCTTCTAGTGCTGCAATTCGTGCTTCAAGTTCTTGTATTGTTGCCACAAGAAGCGGTACAAGTTTGCTTTGGTCTATGCCCTGATACTCTGGGTTGCCTTCAGCGTCTACTGCGTCCTTAGTCCCAGTGATTGCCTCTGGCACAATGTCTTGAACCTCGTGTGCCAAGAAGCCATCAACAGTTTTGTCGGGGTCTGCAATGAAGTTAAACCTTGAAGGCTTGAGTTGCTTGAGGCGTTCTGTAGCGCCTGACATGGCGACTACGTTTTCTTTGAGGCGGTAGTCTGATGACGTGTTGTAAGATGTTGCGGTGTTCGTTGTATCTATTGAACCAACATCTGAGGTATTTCTAACAAACCTTATTGACTCCTGAGAAGTGCCACCAGTATCGTCATTTCCTAACAGAAGTTGAACTGCACCGTCCCTAACAAAATAAGCAAAGCCATTACCATCTAAGACGATTCCAGTGCCAGTCGCAGTCTTTGTAGTTTTATTTACAAAAACATCGCCTGACAGGTAGAGGTCTTTGAAGCGTGTTGATGAACCACCTAAGTCAACAGTACCGTTTCTATCAGCGGATACACTTGGATTAAACGGCGTAATCTCATCGTTAGTAAATCTTAGACCTGTGTCGTCTGTGCCTATATAGATGCGACTTGAGGCAGTACCAATACTGCCGACTGCGACGTTATCTTTGCGGAAGTCAAGAATAGTCCCGTCTGATGTTGTTCTGTTGAAATAGCCTACTGTTCCGCCAGACACAGTACCAACAATCAAGCCCGTAGCACGTAGGTCAACACCTGCGACATTGCCTGTTGTGTCAGTCTTCCCCACCAGCAAGTTGCCAGAGGAATCGATGCGCATGCGTTCTGTTGCGTTACCAAAAATAGAACCATCATTATTAGATTCGGGATGAGTGTGAAACGCCATATAGGTAGGCGTATTGCTTGTGTTAAACGCAGTCTCAGCTTTTATATAAACCCCGCCAACACCTCCTGAACTAAAAACGCTAACGTCTCTTGAATAAGCGTTCAGACCCCCAACAATGTCGTTTATAGAAACAACAGTGTCAGAAGAAGAATTAATAAAGCTGTCATCTCCAGACCCGCCTACTACATCTAATACTGCTACAGGACTATCCGTGCCGATGCCGACGGAGCCGCCGTTGAAGTAGCTATCAGCATTACTGTGTATCTCTACTTTTGCAGTGTGTCCTGTACCTTCGTACAAGCGCATCAATCCATCGTTTGAGCCACTACCACCAATAAAGCCTACATTGCCTCCAGCAGCGTCAGCTATCCAAACGTAAGCGTTGTCTTTTTCAATCTTGATAGCCCTGTCAGGAGATGCCGTGTTGATGCCGACGTTGCCGTCTGGCGAAATAACTAAACCAGTTTGCAAAGTTCCGCTGCTATTTGTTGGTCTAAATCCAAACCCTGTGCTATTTCCAGAACCATCAAAAATAAGGTCTGCGCCGCCGCCCCCAAAATCAGAAATTTGTGTAGAAAAAGATATTCCAGAGTGCGTAGTGGATCTAGCCAAAGTTAGTTGTGTATTCGTAGATCCACTGTCAACAGTCAAACCATCAGCAGTCACCGTCCCGTCCACATTCAAAGACGTGTCAAACTGGCCTGTCGTAAACGTGCCAGCCGCTGCGCTTGCTGCGCCAATGGTGGTCCCGTCGATAGAGCCGCCGTCGATGTCTGCAGTTGTCACCGTCCCAAGATCAGAGATGGTATGACCGGCAAAGGTTGACGTTCCAGCAGCCGTGATGCCCCCATCCTTGATCAGCAGAGAGTCGACTGTTACGCCAGCCGCAGCAGTCTTCTCGTTGATGGTGTCGACAGAGAGCGCGGTGGTGATCGTGACCGAATCTGGCAAGCCGATGGTCAGTGTTTGACTAGATGCCGCAGTCTCGATTTCGTTCGCCGTACCTGCAATCGTGAAGGTCTGGCTGTCGAGGTCGACCGCGCCGGTCCCAGTATCGCCAGCAAAGTCGAGGTCTTCTCCCGTTACAGTGGCGTCGACGTATGCCTTGATAGACTCAGAGGTTGCCAGGGTTGTTGACGAGGCTGTTGCAAAGGTGTCGTCATCGAGCACCGCCGTACCGCTCACGCCCGTGTTGAATACCGGAGAAGTCAGCGTCTTGTTGGTCAGTGTTTGAGTATGCGCCTCGAAGACAAAGGTGTCGTTGCCTGTAAGCAGAGGCAGGGTCACCGTCCTGTCTGCGGCCAGCTCGCTGACTGCGAATACATACTGGTGGTCAGCAGAGGTGTCGTTGATTTGAGGTGTGGTCAGAACCGGGGACGTTAAGGTCTTGTTCGTTAGTGTTTGAGTACCGGCAGTTGAAACAGCTTCGTACCAGGTTCCCAGTACGCCTCCGTCATCCCGGTTCCACCACATTCCGTTTGACTCGGTAATCGCCACCTGCCCGTACCGGATTTCTCCAGTCGCAGTCGTGTCGCGTACCGCTGATATGAGTATCGCCCTGTCCGTTGAGGGCGCGTTTGAGCTAGACGCACCGAGCGAGTAGAAGCCGCTCTTTCGTACCGCAACCGCTGTAGTGTCTGTGCTGTCTGTCAGCGAGGTCTTGCCGACGTTTGCAGCATCAGCGTCGTCCAGAATGACCTGAACTTGTGCAGTTGTTTGTGTGAGCTGTCCCATACTTAGCCTCTCAGAACTTGGGCGTCTATCGCCGCGTTAATAATGTCCACCTTGGCGTCGGTGGTTGTCTCAACGCGAACGATGATCTCCCGGCACTTGCCGAGCGCGTTGATGTCAATTGTCTTGTTTCCGTTCACCGAGACGGTGTTGATCGTTGTGAAGCTGATCAGGTCTTTACTGACCTTGACCGTCACGTCTGTCGCTGTGCTTGTCTCAACGTGCAGCTTGATCTGGTCAATGACCATCTCTGCACCGCCTACCCCAAACACCTCAGACGAGATGAGCGGCAGGTCTTTCCTGCGGGTCATGTTCGACCCGTCCTGCTGGAAGTTTGAGTAATCCAGCCGGTAAATCTTCTTGTTACTTGCATGTGCTGCAAGTACCAGATTGAAGGCCTGCACGACGTTGGTCGTCACAAAGTCCTTCTCAAACCACGAGCCAGAGACAACATGGTGTGTCCAGATCACGCCCTGATCGGGGAAAATAAAGTCGACAAAGTTTTCTTGGTGCAGCGAGTAGCAGGACACCCTTGCGGTCGTGAAGTCATCCACGCCGAAGTTGGCCCAGGCCTCGCCAATCGCTGGAACGTACAGCGGAGAAAACTGACTCCCGACAATCACACCTGGACGACGGTTGCCGTCAATGAAGTAGATGGCCCCGTCTATCGCGTCGACCGCGTAAGTACCGCAGATGCCGTGTTGCAGCACCGCCTGACGGTCTAATGGAGGACGCCCTGTGCCGCTCGTAAACCACACCTCAGTGGTCTTTTCCCCGAACAGGTAAAGCAATTGGTTGAGCGAGAAAACGCGCCTGATGTCGTCTGGCAGCGCCTCAGCCTGCGCGAAGTCGAGGGAGTTGATGTCGGTCCCGTCGTTCAACGCAGACGCAACAAAGTAGCCGTTTGGCTGGTCGTAGATGAAGCGCGAATCAAGAAACGCCACCGACTTGGTGGTGTCTAGGTCGGCGTCTGTAATTTCCTGCAAGCCGCCCGCTACGGTGTATACGTAGGCCGATGGGTTGCCTCCGGTGCAGATGATCAACTGCGTTGAGTCGGTCGCCATCACCACCGGGTTGGGGTCGTTCGATATGTTGCCCAGAAACAGCGCGTTGCCGCCTGTATCAACCGAGTAAAGCGACGAACCCGTCACCTGGTAAAGAAGCTGATTCGGCCCCTCTGCGATGATGCCCCTGTCAGCGCCTCCTGGCGTGATTGAGGCCTCTATGTCGTTACCGTCAACGTCTGTAATGGTCGACGCCAAAGAGTCTGTCAGCGCCTCTCCGGTGCTCAGGAAGTCAGCAAAGGTGACGTAACCGGGAATTTGCCGGTAGCCGCGCAGCGTGTGCGGGTACAGGTTTACAGTCTGCTGCCGGTTGGCATCCAGCCGAGTAGAGTCGTAGCTGCTCTCCAGCTTGACGTTGGCTCTACTCATAGGTCGTCAATGATGTTGTATTTGTAAGTGAAAGCCAGGTCGGACATATCCACGCTGATGTCGATGGAGATGTCGGCCTCTAGCCGGTCTTTTGTGTCTTCCGCGATCTTGAACACGACCGCAGACGGGTCGATACCGAACTCGCTCGATATTTCTACCGCTAAGTTATAAGCAAGCGCCCTTTGAGTGCCTGCGGGAATATCAAGCGTGTCGGTAACGGCAGAGGGGGCGGGGATGTTGCAAACACCGTCCTCGCCCCACTCAGAAATTAGGTTTTGGAGTGCAACGAACGCGTCACTGTTTTTGTTGGCGTCATCAGTAGAAAAGGTAACGCCTGACGTGCGAACTCGGAGGAGAGAGGTCGCCTGATCAATAATGTTCTGCGATGTAGCCATTGCGACTCCAAAAAGAAAGGGGGCGCGTGGCCCCCGTGTTTTAGTTAATGCCTACTCGGGCAGCCAACTGAGGTCGGATTGCCTTGTAGCCGTACAGCACGTCGATACGACAGGGGTACTTGTCGTCCGAGATGGTGTAGTCACGGATTACTCGCATTGAGATTCCGTCCATCACTTCTCGTGCTGCGAAGTCAACGCCCTGCGGCAATACCAAGTCAGCCGTTGCGAAAGCAAAAGCGTTCTTGCTGAATGCCAGCGTTTCCTGCCAGTCTTCAGAAGCGCCGCCACCAACCTTGCTGATTGCAGCGTTGTCAGCGGGAGATCCGCTTACGTTTTGTGCGCCGCCAGAGGCAGTGAGTGCAGGTGAGATGCTGAGAGAAGTAGCAGATGTGCCAGAGTCAGCCGTTACTACGAATTGCTGAAGTACGCCAGTGTCTGACTTAGTCTCAGGGTGTACTCGGTTGACGCCAGCGATGGTGATGATGTCACCCTTCAAGAACGTCGTTGAGCCGCCATCGACAGTCAGGCTTGAGCCAGTCTGTGATGCGCCGTTGACCAAGTAGCCAGTTGTTGCAGCAGCCGTACCAGTCGTGTGAACAGGCATGAGCGTGTTTTCATAGTGCTCGAAGCCAGCGATACGACCAAGCTGTCCGTCTTTGTACTGCTTGCTGATCTCAGCAGAGTCTTGGAACAGACCCTTAGTGTCAGCCAGCATGTCTACAACAGACTGCGGGTTGTGCAGGTACGAACGCTCACCGTAGGGCGCGAGGTTGTCCGTGAGGAGCTTCTGCGCTTGGGTGATGTTGGCAAAGCTGTTAGCCGAGCCTACGCCGCTGTAGAAGTTGTAAACGTCCTTGTACATTGACAGGGCATCGCTTTCGATGTTCGCAGCCAGTACAGACATTGCAGGCTCAAGGTATCGTGCCTTGAACTCGTCAATGTGCATCGTTAACTCTTCAGAGCTGAACGTGAAGTCCACGCCCTTCTGAGTGTCTACGGTCATCGTTACAGATGATTCTGTAATGTCTTGGGTTGACAGCGAAGCGCCAGATCGAACGGTGAACTCATTCGGCAAGCGAATCTTGAGGTCGTTACCAATCTTTGCGCCAGTCTTGGCGTACTGGTCGTCGTACTGTGTGTTGATGTTGCCCACGAAATTCAATTTCTGATGAAGAATAGCGAGGGCTTCTTTGGTGATCACACTGGGTGTGAGAAAAGAGTTAGCCATTTTAAGCCTCTATTATTTTCGATAACCCCGAAACTTCGCGTACTCGTCTGGCGTCATCTTGTCCGGGTCTTTCTCGACCTTTCCTGATGGCCTGACGGGTTTCGCTGGTGCGGGGGCGTTAGTGGTAGCGACAGGCGAAGGCTTGGCGAGCTGTGCGCTCAACCGACCCAGTTCCATCATTGCGAGGCCAGGAGCCATGTTATTTATGGCCGCTGCCTTTTGCGGATTGGATGCTAGGTGGTATGCGAGTGCGGGACCGTTATCACTCAAGATAATGGCCTGCTGCATTGCCTGACCTTGGACAAACTGAGGGTTGCCAACCTTCTGCATGAAGTCTGGGACTTCAGATGCAAACGCCGCGCTGCGCTCTTTGAACGCGTCAACGGCTGCGTTGTTGGCTTGCTTTCGGAGTTGCTCGACCTGGAATTTTTCCTGCTGACTCAGTGCCTGTTGAACAGTGCGCTGGTTGAGTTGTGCGTTGTATGCGACAACCGCCTGCTGGTAAGCGTTCTGGTCGTAGTCGTAGTCCTCAAGCTGGGGGAACCTGTCAAGCTGCGGCAAGTTCTGGTTGAGTTGTTGCTCAAGCAGTGTCGCCCGCTCTTCGGCTTCCTTGGCCCTGATTTCTGCCTCTTTGACCTGTCTGGTTTTTTGGTTGATCCGTTCTTGGAAGGAGTTGCGTTTCTTCTGCTTCTCTTCTTCCGTTTCGGGGGGATCTTCCCCGGATGGCTCTGCTGCTACTGCATCAGAGGTTTCGCCCGTAGGCTCTTGAGCCT